TTACATACCGAGGCGGAGGGGGGATCCCAGGAGTTTTTGCTGCGGCTGCGAGACAGCGAGTTGAAGGATAATGCCCTTCTGGAGGAATTTTACGACAAGATGATCGACAACTATGATTATGGCGAAAACTACTATATCATACTGATCCATTGCGCCTACGATATCCCGGCCAAGTCAACGGATGGAAATGAGATATTTGATGCCTCGGACTATGTGTACTCCTTTATTCAGTGCAGCGTCTGCCCGGTGAAGCTCTCCAAGCCCGGACTGAGCTATAAGCCGCCTACCAATACTATTGAAAATAGCACCAGAAATTGGATGGTCGGTTCACCGGATATGGGCTTTCTCTTCCCGGCCTTCAATGATCGGAACACGGACCTGCACAGTCTGCTGTATTACTCCAAGAACCCGGAAAAGTTGAACGTCCAACTGATCGACGAGGTGTTGGGCTGCACCATCCCCTTGTCCGCCAAGAGCCAGAAGGAGACCTTCCAGGCCATTGTGGAGGAGACCCTGGGCGAGAACTGCGACTTTGAGACTGTAAAAAATATTCACGAGAGTCTGAGCGAAATGCTGGAGGAACGCAAGGAGGACCCTGAGCCCCTGATCCTAGACAAGTATCAGGTGAAGCGCCTTTTGGAGAACAACGGCGCGGACCCGGAGAAATTGCGGGAGCTGGATACGATCTACCCTATAGACAAGGATGGCCGGGAGGCCAGCTTTGTGGCTTCCAATATGGTCAATGCTCGTATTTTTGAGATCAAGACCCCGGATGTGAGCATAAAGGTGGCCCCGGACAAGACCTATCTGGTACAGACCAAGATGGTGGAGGGCCATTCATGTATCGTTATCGAGGTCAACGAGCATGTAGAGATCAACGGAATTACTGTTAAACCAATCTGAATAAGAGATTTTCTGGGATAATAAAAGCCGGGTGAAAACCCGGCAATAAAAAACGATTGGAACCGAACATATGTGCGAAATAACAATAAAGCGGCGGACACCCGCCAAGATGATTCCGCCGCTAACATGATACGTCTGAGTATATTATACCGACTCAGACGAAGAAAATCAACAGGAAATAAATACCAAATTTGGGGAGGGTATAGTATGCAGACAGCAATTAATACAGATATTTTCGTTATGGATGTTCTCGAAACATTAATGACGCAGATGGACCAGTGGACTGAACATGAACGCCTTCAGCAAGTAAAGACTGTATTGTATATGCATTTGATGAATAAAACGATTTTGGCAGATCCGCAAAATGATCGTCAGTTACCCGCAGAATGGGTGGATGACACTCCACAAGTTATTGAAATGTTTCTGAGATGCTTGCGGCTTGAAAAGAGAACAGAAAGCACGATTAAAAATTATCGAGGAGAATTGAGAGGACTATTCAACTATTTGAATAAGAATTATGCTGATGTAACAACAAACGATATCAGGGGCTATTTGGCCTGGAGGGAGGTAGTAAAGCATAACTGTGATAATACGCTTAATAATAAAATACATGTGTTTCAGAGTTTCTATAAATGGGTTATGGATGAGGATGTGATAGAGGATGGTGGAATCCTTCAACGAAAACCTAAAAAGAATCCGATGAGTAAAGTCCATAAAATAAAAATTGAAAAGAAAGTAAAGACCGTGTTATCTGATGAGCAGGTAGAAATTATTCGCTGTGGTTGTCAGCGGATTCGGGACCGTGCTATTGTTGAAATTTTAGTTGCAACAGGAATGCGAGTATCGGAATTGGTAGGTCTCAACATAGAGGATATCGACATTAATCGCAAACGTTGTATTATATATGGTAAGGGACGTAAAGAACGTCCAGCGTTTTTTACACCACGTGCGATTGTACATATACAAGAATACCTTGAATGGCGAATGAACAAAGGGGACAGCTGTCCGGCGCTATTTATTAATTTCCGTCGAACAAGAGGACAATATACCCGCATGCTTACAGATAGTGTAAGAAACATGCTTAATACTATTGTGGCAAATGAACCTCGACTTGCTGGTTTGAATTTGTATCCCCATATGTTCCGTCGGTATCTTGCAACATATATGGCAAGGCATGGTGCTCCATTAAAGGATATCAAGGCCGTACTGGGGCATGAAAATGTCAATACAACATTAGAGTGCTATATTGTTGAAGATGTAGATGATACTCAAGCCGCGCATGAACGTTATGCGGCATAGTTTTAGAACGTTCAAAAATTCTGGCCCCCTGCATAAGAATTTTAATCCCCCCGGGGAACGGAAATTGAGCTAAAAATATTGAAAATAGAAAGCCGGAAAATTTCTGGTAATTGGGGATTTAAGGGAAGTGAAAAGCTGATTTTGGATTTTGGTCAAATAGCTGCCACTCTCTAATAAGAGTAAATGAAACAAACATCCTTGAATAGGATGTCTGATGTATTGTTATTGATCACGGTGCGGCAAGTTAAGGCATTTTAATGTGTCAAATGAAAAACTGTCCATCAGCATAACAAAACGGCTTAAAATGCCTTTTAAGCGCTTGTAATCATACTATCATATTGTTGATGGACTTGCAATACATACTTACGATTTGATGGCGTTTGGGCCGTCGTCATCCGGCGGCCCGCGTTGTGAATGTTGCATGCATATCTACCCCCTGTATTGATATTTTACGCGTGGGGATCCGCAACCCGTCCGCATCCTGCCCTGCGGCTGATAGGGCCTTGATCTCCCCATATGCGGGATGTTATCGCACAACCGTTAAGCGCCGGATTACGTCACCGGGGCGTTGCTGGTTTACGGGGATCCGGCTTGCGTAGGACGGTAGGCAGGTACGGGACCATTGCAAGCACTTAATCCACCTGCAGGCGTTGCACCTGCTAGACGGCTTAGAACCGTGGTGAATGCCGTTTCGGAGAAAACAGGCACATAATGTAGGGAGCAACGGCTTAAATTATCTTGCTTGTTTTTGTGGTTGCGTCATTACAAAAATATCCTTTTACATAATGACACCCGCTCAATTTCTTAAGCCTCCTTGCGTCTTTCAGGTCATAATCGGCCCCTGACTGCTCCATCAGAAATGCAACCAGTTCCACAAAATCGCCTATTGGCATCTCAATCCATCCTTCATTAAGTTTTTCGATACAGGATATGTGGAGGAGTTTTTTTCCTCCGGTCTGAAGGCCGAGACTATTATAGTAGTTGATGTAGATATCCTGACGACCTGAAAGACCCGCAGAAATCCGAAGCGCATAGCGTCTATCGCGTTTCTGTGACTGCTGATATTCCTTGATCCTAACCCTGATATGTCTATCAGAAAGTAAGAACAGGATAATGTCTTTTACGAACGGAGCCGGGCCGGACAACATGTCCACGTCAATAGTGTTATCATAATTGTTGATAACGATTGCTCCATAGCCCTTTTCGTTATAATGTCCAGTCAGTGATGAAGCAAGGTTAAGTGATTTGTAACGAAACGGCTTGACAATTCTTCCCTGATCTTTATAGGTTTTCATTTTCTTCTTTCTTCCCTTTTCCCTGGGAGCCAGGAAATAAAAAGCCGCCCGGGAATCGAACCCGGGTAAATCCTGACGGCCTGAATTATGCGGTTTCCTGCGCCTGCTGCCTGCGGGCGTGCTCTGCTTGCCAAAACGCTTCCATGGCATCAGAAACGCGCTGCTCATGTTCTTCTAGTTTGGTATCATCGGATGCGGCTAGAACACGAAACCAAAAGCCTACACCGTATTTGTAGTACATGCATTTGTAGGATTTTTTGCGCTTCATGTAGCGCTCAAATGCTGTCATTTTACGGCTGGCATCCGGATCAAGGTAAAAATCAAAAGTAACGATCAGGCCGGAAACGTAAAAGCCATCGTTAAAATAATAGGGGTTACCCCATTTCGCGGGGCGGTATGTAATTCCGTTGTCCGTCAACCATTTTTCGATCTGTTTCATATTGTGTACTTTCTCGCCTGCCATCTTCAGCGTAACGGGGCGAATCGTTACGGACGCTCCAGTGGTGGGAGCGTTTCGGCTTTTATGCGGCTATCGTTCCAAATGTCGCAAATTTATATAAAAATATGCAAAGTTCCCGAAAAGTTGTACATCTAAAAGTAGCCCGTTCTTTTTCGTTGTGTTGTCTAATTTCTAACCTGCCGGAATGCTCCAAGTTAATCAAATAAAGCCCGTTAAAAATGCGAGTTGTTTCTTCCTGGCTGTCCATTAGTCCGCGGGCGGTAGCCGCCCATTTCTGCGCTACCTCGTCAAAAATCCCGTACGCATATTCGATAAATAAATAGGTATTGCCACCCTCCAAAATCTCATACGTGCGGCCGTCCACTTCGTATTCTTCGTAGTGTTTAAGTATGGACTCAACTTCTTTCCTGTTTACATAGGGGCTTTTTACTGTAACTCTGATAGAGGTACTGTATCCGCAATCTTTCACGGATACGGAAAAATCTTTCACGTTGTAACCTGCTTCCTTCAGTTCCTTCTTGATCGCTACGTTCAGTTCTTTATTTGTCATCATATTTTTTTACCCTTTCCTGTGGCTTGTCTCATCAGTGGAGAGGTTGCCGCCCTGCTCCAGACGCCCCACTGGGCGTTTCGACTAATATTTAATTGTTACAGATTCATCTTCGCTTTCCAGTTCCGCCAGCCTTTTCCCAAGGATTACAAGCATAAAGCCGTTGCTTCTAAAATCTTTTATAAGGCTTTCAAAGTGTTTTTTGTCTCCGGCAATGATTTCAAATTTTCTCATGGTTTTTTTCTCCTCTCGTTTTGGCGGCTACTGTTCACGTTCTCGGCTGATTTATGCGACCGCCGGTGCGTTACTGTTTCGCCTGTTTTGTAAGTGTTTTTCAATCCCCCGTATAGACCGGGAGAAATGCGAAATTCAAGATCAAAAATCTAAATTGTCCCGCGATCCAATTATTCTAATTCTGCGAGGGAAATTAGATATTCTTTATCTTCCCGAGTTAACACAGGGAAAGAAAAATAAAGGGATGAGCCGCGATACTCATGAGTGATTTTCCCGCCATTGCGAATTGTTAACGTCGGCAGGCCGTCATAGCCTTCGGTTGCCGTTATTCCGGGGGCTATGGAAATATAGCGCCCTCGCCTCGTGATGTTGTCGTAATTAACCATATTGCCTCACTTTCTCCCAGATTTCTGGGTTTCAATGTATTATTCTTTCCTCCGCTCTGCGACTTCCTCCGGGGTTGCGACCGGATACCCGCATTAGAGGGGCGGCAGCGCCGCCTACATCATTAAGTTATGTTCGGTATCGTCTGCGGGCTCCGTGTGTCCGTCCGGGTACTCACGGTATACAACGCCGTTTTCCTCAACCACAAAATATACAAGTTCTCCAGTTGCTCTGTTTACTACGGCTATGTCTCTCATGCTTTTTCCTTTTCGGCCCTCGTGACCTCCGGGGCGGGTGATGGTTTCTGATTATTCCGCGCTGGCTGTTGTGGCGTTGTCAAGATATGCAATCACTCTTGCATCGGCTATGATAATCTCGCCTTCGTCGTTTCCATACTCTGCGCGGTTGCCGCCGATAATTACGGGGGCGCCGATATAATTAGCATTTCTAATTGCTCTCTCTAATTTCTCCTCCATTTCCTCCGGATCATCCCAGCCGGTCATGATCTGGGTGTTATATGCACAGGTTCCGGGCAGCTCCTGCGGTTCGTCCGTTTCGTAGGTGGAGCAATCATATTCGTAATTCCAGTCGTAGGAGTTCCGGCAGTAATCACCGATCTGGTAATTCTCATCATCGGATAGATGGCGTATGCCGATCCAACTATACCCGCTGGACTCGATTGCCTCAATAATATCTATCATCATTTTTGGCTCCTTTTTGGTGGTTTCTGTTGTTTTGTTATGTCTATAATATACACCAAAAATAATGTAAACTCAAGACATAAAATACACCAAAAATAAAGCATACATTAAATAAAAACATTGTGCATTATTTATAATGTAATACGCTTGTAAATGCTTTTGAAATAATGTATAATAGTAGAGAGTGCAAACAGGAGGTGCGAAAGTGTTTGTCTATAAAATAGATGTATTGGAGACGTTAAAAGAGAGTGGATATACTACAACAAGATTGCGAAAAGAAAAGCTGTTGGGCGAGAATGCAATACAGTCTTTGCGCAAAAAAGAAATGGTGGGAATCATAGCGCTAGAAAAGATCTGCTCATTGCTGGATATGCAGCCAGGAAACATTATAAAATATGTAGAGGATGTGAACAAATAAAACATTAAATATAATGTACTGCGTGATTGACAATGCATTATAAAAGGTGTATAATTGAGGTATCAACAGAGAGGAGATACCAAAGATGGCAAGGGCAGATAAAATGTATCAAAAAGTCATGGCTGGGAAATCTGATAATAACATCGACTTTGAGGATTTCCGGCACATGATAACGTGCCTGGGATTCCGGGAACGGATCCGGGGCGATCATCATTTCTTCACCCGGGACTGTATCCCAGAGAGAATCAACATTCAGCCCGCCGGGAACAAGGCAAAACCTTACCAAGTACGGCAGGTAAGAGAGATAATAATTAAACATAGTCTGGAGGTGTAAAGATGGCAGATTATAAATACCAGATGATTATTACATGGAGTGATATAGACGGGGCGTATATCGTAGACGTCCCGGAGCTGCCCGGTTGCATGGCCGATGGGAAAACCATAGCGGAGGCTGTGGAAAATGCAAAAGTAATTATCGCGGAGTGGATCGAGTATGCAAAAGAGGATGGCATCCCGATCCCGGAACCCAAAAGTGTAAAAACTGCATGATCTGTATTTTTAGGGCCGGCTGCGCTGGCCCTTTTAAGGTGGTGAGGGATTGAGAACACAAAGGAATTGTAAACATTGTGGGAAAATATACTATGGTGACGTGGACAGTCTGTACTGTCCAGAATGTGCCAAGGTGGCAAGAAAAAGTAATGTTATTCGTGATCGTGTGTGTATAGACTGCGGCGCAACATTCCCGGGCGGTCCACGGGCGCGGAGGTGTCCATCGTGCCGCCATGCGGCAACGCTGGAAGCCGGAAGAAAATATAGACAGCGGGGCGCACAACGTCCATTGGGGAGTGTAGATATATGCCCGGTATGTGGGCAAGAATACACCGTTGTTTCTGGCCGTCAAAAATACTGTTCCGAGGATTGCCAGCGCACCGCTGTCCTAGAGTGGCAGCGGGAGCGAAAAAAGGAGTATAATGCAGATCAGCGAGTAGTGCAGGCGCGGAAAAGCCGGAGGGCAGAGCGTCAAAAGGTTTGCGCGTACTGCCTGCGGCCATTCTGGGAAAGTTCGTCGACGAATTTGTGTTCCAATTATTGCCGATCCCAGCAAAAACAAATACAGTGGTGCGAATCTGAAGCCAGACAGGGGCATAATGTTGACTTGCAGAAATACTATAATGCCCGGGATGAGTACCGGGAGAAAATAAAAAATACCCCATTGACAGATCATGATTAATCTGATATGGTATTTATCAGTTGAACATTGTCAGATAATTTAATATTAAGGCCGTATATAGCCACGTTAATATATACATTTGGTGGATAGGGATATGTAATTATATTATATATTACTCTACCGTCCTGGTAGCTCTCGGAGCCGTGACCCGTTGCATAACGTACATGCAGCAGGTGACGGCTTTTTTATTTGCCTGTAAATCGATTTTGGGAGTTCAGACGAGTAATTTCCTCGTTGATGGCGTTGGAAGGGCAGGAAACGGCCAAATTTTGCGTTACAAGGGTATTTGTGAGTTAATTGTGATAGAACGACTAGAGCAGTAGTCGATAATGGCGGATCATACGGCCCACTGGGGCCTGGAAGGGAGATGGAAGATCATGGCGAAATCAGATGATTATACTGTGGACAGTTTTGTTATAGAGCTAGATACAGATGACAGAGAGGAATCAGAGAGAGAGTATATAGAGCATATAACATCTACGATCATGACTATTGCCAATGACTTTATTCTCCGTCACCCTAATATTAATATATGCTCTTCCCAAGGTATTACAGAGCTGTTTAAGGATATAGCACGTAAGTATAAGACTGATATAGATAATATACGAGAACTTAATATACTCTGGGATATATATACGATCATCTGTTGTACCTGTAGAATTAAGCCTACTATGTTACGCTTTGCGATAATGATAAGGGTTAATAGAGATACTCTACAGAGTTGGGTTAAGGGGGAAAATGCTGGGCGGGTTGCCTCTGGACATTCCGTCTCGGCGCAAAAATGGAAGAACGAATGTGAATCAACTCTGTACGATGAGGTCATCCAGACCGGTAACATCGGCTGCATGTTTGCCTTAAAAGCCAACTACGGATACCGGGATAACATCCAGATCATTCAATCAGATGAGCGTGCAGGCCTGCCGGTGTACAGCCGTGAGGAGATAGCAGCCAGGGCGGGAACCGTGGCCCAGCTCCCGGATAATGTGGGGGATTTGCCGGATTAGTGAATCAATATTGTCTGATAATTCGGTCTAATTGTGCCAATATAGACACTATGCCTCTGCATGTGTGCACAATGTATGGTTTCTACCTCTGAATTTATGCATAATGCCATACCAACTATGCGTAAAATTAGCATTTAACGAATAGTTGAATGCGGGCTGACTGTAGAATCGGAGGAAATGGTCGATATGACTAATTTTTGGAGTTTTTCTTGTACATATTGCCGAGGCGAAAAACAAGGCTGCGGACTCCCCCGGTGGGGGGTCTGGTGGAAGGGCTCCAGGGCGCTAGTTACCCCCTTCAGTTCCGAAAAAAATAAAAAAGGGTTCCAGATAATCTGGTAGTAAGGTGGTTACATGAATTTAGTCCAGTACATAGCTTTTCGTTTAGATGAGGCTATAGAGATGTTGATGAACTCTGGAAAGAGTAAAGACGAATGCGCTTGCTATCTGTTGGATTTCAAAAGGCAACTTTTTAAGCCAGAGGAAGTGATAGTGGATAGTGAGGAAATGCGTTCATTACCCGAAATAATTTAAAAAACATAAAAAGGCATATATCCGGGAGCGAAGGAACAGGGGTAATCAGATAAGTTGGCATAAGAGAGGGATTCTGAAAAAATTTCAAAAAATAAAAAGGAATTAATTATGCGACAAGCTTTAAAAGCGATTGGCTGGTATCTGATTCTTGTAATTATTTGGCAACTATTGGAATTGATTTTCTACAAGGAAATACAGCCCAGAATAGTAGACGATATAATGGGTGTTTTGTTCTTTCAATTCATCTACCAGGCAATGGGAGAATAATGGGAGGTGCCTTATGTGTGGCAACTGTAAATATTACGAATACATAGACGGTGAGTGGTTTTGCAATAACGAAGAGAGCGAATATTACGGTCTGGAAACAGACTATAAGGATAGATGTGTGGACTATGAAGTAAGGGCTGGGAGGGAAGAGCAGTGGTGACTATGAGAGAATTTGCTCGGACACTTAATGGCCGAGAATATGATTGCTATATGTTTACTAAGCAGGAAATTCAACTGGCAAAAGATAATGGGTGGATCATTGTAACTGGCGCTTCTGATGACCTGATGGAGTTTGAGGGGGCCATGTATGATGAGGGTGGTTGTTTTGACGGTGGAAAAGTCTTTTTCTCCAAAGAAGAGGTCTGGAATGGCGAAGATGATATGTCGGCTTTTCCAAACTGCATTGAAGCTGTCTGGTGTGGTAGAGAAATATTGGACGAGAATGGTAATGTAATTCCATGGACATACAAGACTGATATTCCTCATGAGACATTCGTGGTTTACGAGGATGGAAATCCGTATTGCCGGGGAATCGTATTCTCTGTGGAAAATTTGAGGTGATAGTATGACAAGGGTGGAGATTTTAGATGTTAAAGAAATGACTTTACAAATGGCGGCATGTAAACTTCGAAATGAGTTGGTGAAAAAGGGCGACTGGTATGATGGTTTTGTAGCAAGCATTGGCAGCTCATTGCGGGAAAGTGGCGTATATGAGCCAGATGTAGAGGATATGGCAAGACGCGTGCTAAACAGGATTATCGGACTGGAGGAGCAGGATGGAGATAATTAGATATTATGTTACATTCTGCGACTTAAGTATTGTAGCCTTTATGGTTTGGTATGCATTTTATATTGCGGCCAGCAAAGTGGAGTGAAATACAAGCTTGGGAGCAACGCTTTTCCTGATTGCAAATGTTTTGCTGATATGGAGGTAGAGACGAAATGTGGCTTATATGGTTACTTGCTTTTGCGGCGTTATTCATTATTGGAGTGGTTGTTTTCTGGATTTTTAGTAAAATCTGGATTTCAATAAAACGGGATGAACTGAAATTCCAAAAAGAAATAAAAGAAGTGGAGGAAAAGGTAAATGCGTAAAGGTGTAATCTGTTTATTGATTGGTATTGTGGCACTTGCAGGGGCTACATACGCAGTCAAGTCAATCAAGCATGTTGGACAAGGCGAGGTTGGTGTTGTTTGGACAGCACGAAGCGGAGTCAAAGAAACCACGTTAGAGCCGGGGTGGCATTTCGTGGGGCCGCTGGCAAGGGTGAAAAATTATCCAGTTTCCCAGCAGCAGATTGTGTTCAGCAATAACCCTGAGGATTATGGGGAAAAGGAGCACGCAGACTGGCATATCGACGCGCCGGCCGATGGAGGCATGGTTAAGTTGAACATGACGGTCAACTATAACTTCCTCAACGAGAAGGTAACCGCATTGTACGCCAGATTCAACGGAATGGATGGGGAATCCATTGTTGAGAGCATGGTACAAAATTCCATCATTGCTTACGTGAAGGAGGTTACGCCGCAATTCTCAGTTATGGATATTTACTCCGATAAGAGAGCTGAGGTGGCAACGGCGATTACTGACTATCTGAATGGAAAACTGCGAAATGAGTACGGCATTAATATTTCTAGCGCACTGATCATAGATGTGCAGCTTGATGACGCGCTGTATGCAAAGATTCAGGCGAAGGAGCAAGCGAAGCAAGACGCGGAAAAGGCGGAACTGGATAAAAAAACGGCTATTGCGGTCGCTGAAAAAGAACAGGAAATCGCCCGACGAACAGCTGAGAAAGAAAAAGAAGTTGCGTTAATTCAGGCGGAGCAGGAGAAGCAAAAGGCAGAGATTCAGGCCGAACAGAAAAAGATCCAGGCGGAAGGTGAGGCCCAGGCCATTAAAATTAAAGCAGAGGCCCAGGCAGAAGCAAATCAGCAAATTGCTAATTCCCTTACGCCAGAGCTACTGGAAAAGACTAAATATGACAAATGGAATGGCGAAGTGCCAAAAGTGCAGGGGACAGGAGCAACCATTGTTGATATAACTGAATAACAGGGGCGGTTGAATGATTGTTTGGACAATATGTTTATGGCTGTTCGGAGTCATAGTGGCGCTATTTTTATTAGGAGTAGCATTATTGATTCTGGCACTAATAATTTTTGGAATATCGTATGTTTATGCAAAAGTAAGATCAAAAGAAAACTGGGTAACAAAAATCATGGATGAGTAGATAACGGGATTTGGAGGTATATACCGAGAATGATTTTTACCTATTTTGGGATTATCCTGTTCCTAATATGGGAGCCGGTTAAATTCATAAAGGAAAGTCCTGTAAAGCAGGCAATAAGGCCGAATCAAGCTGATAAGCATGGGATTCCTTATGCTTGTGAGCGGTCGAGGCATCCTAAGTAGCTTTAGCCCAGATATGACGAGATATTGCGGATAATTATCTTGATTGAATCCCAACAAAGAAACAATATTTGGTTATATAAAGGGCCAATGGCAGTGAAAGAATGTCGGTAAAACTGCTGAAATATCCGTCGAGCATAAAAAATTAAAATTTATACCGAGTCCGATGATTGTTCGGCCAGAAATGGTCGGACTCTGGAGAGATACCCAAGTCAGGCAAGGGGACCGGATGCTAACCGGTTAGGCTGTAAAAGGCGCATGGGTTCAAATCCCATTCTCTCCGTTATGCAGATGTACCCAAGCGGTCATAAGGGCGTGGTCTTGAAAACCATTGTGGCATTTGCTCCGGGGGTTCAAATCCCTCCATCTGCGTTTCCGTATATGTGGCAGTATGCGGTAGTGTGTTTTATCGTATGCCCTTTCCACCTCATAGCCGATAGGCTGTCAAGGCGGCTTACGACCGCCGTGAGGTTTTCTGCGAATAGCCCTGACGGCGTAAGGCATAAGCGATAACATGTCAATGTCGCGGTTGCTGATGGAGGCTCATCACCTCTGGTTCGCTTTGGAATGTAAGCCCATGCAAGTTGTCAACCGTATGGCAATTTCAAGTATTCTCTCAATGCTACGGATGAGCCGCAACTAGCCGTAGAAAAACTTATCTATAAGACATTCAATCATCAAGACCCGGTAATATGCGGGAAGTCCGGTGAGAATTGATTGGAAAAGTGATAGTATTCCAGAGTATTTTATCAGATGATAAACGGACGTGTCTGAGGAGTTTCAAGGAATGCAAACCGCAGTTGCAGACCTGCGGTATATAAATTAAATGGGACGCCGTTGCTCCGAGGCACCTTCGCAATATCGGAGCTTACAGAAAGTAGCTCAATTTGGCAGAGCGCTCGGTTTGGGTCCGAGAGGTTGCCGGTTCAAATCCGGTCTTTCTGATTGCCTCTGTATTGAAGAACAATGTACTGGAGAGGCAAAGCATATGCAGATCAGTGATGGATCTGCCTACCAGAAGTAGCTTAGTGGCAAAGCAGCGATGCGCATCATAAAACAGGGAAAGCAAGATCCAGGTTCAATTCCTGGCTTCTGGATAATGTCAGGTCGCTCCTGGCTGAACTGAGAGTGAGCACAACGCCTCAGAGAGATCGACAATGCCCACTGAAAACTGTTTGTAGAAAGTTCAAGCCTATGCCATTCGGTATGCTCGGAAATCTGTAAAGTCATATGCGGTCGCGGCATATGCGCAAACTGATAATAAAGTGGGCCGTGTTTTGGACCGTTGGCGCAGTTGGTTAGCGCGTCCGGCTCATAACCGGAAAGGCTGGGGTTCAAGTCCCTGACGGTCCATTTGTACAGCCCTTATGGCGGAATTGGCATACGCACACGGTTTAGGTCCGTGGTTTTCTGGGTTCGAGTCCCAGTAAGGGTATTGGGAATGTGTAAAGAATCAATGCATGGCATTATCGCGCGTAGGACCATGCCCACAGATTTACAATGGTCTGATTCTGAAAGTGGAAAAAATAGCATCGCCAGACCTCCCAAAGATTGGGCTATCGCCAAATGGTAAGGCGCAGGACTTTGACTCCTGTATTCCGGGTTCAAATCCCGGTAGCCCAGTTTACCCGACAAAGACTTTCCTATCTTTTTGATTTTGATGAGGAAGGTGATATTGTGAATAGTTTTATTAGCTGGATAGGCGGTAAAAAGCTGCTACGCAAAGCGATTTTGGAACAGTTCCCAGAACAGGGCACATTTGACCGATATATTGAGGTATTCGGCGGTGCGGGCTGGATATTATTTTCAAAAGAATCGCATGCGAAGATGGAGGTTTACAACGATGTTAATAATGAGCTAGTTAATTTGTTTAGGGTGGTCAAATATCATCCAGAGGCATTACAAAAGGAGCTGGATTGGATATTGATGTCAAGGGAGGAATTCTTTAAAGCAATTCAGCCAGCGAGAGGACTTACTGATATTCAACGTGCAGCACGCTTTTTTATTGCAATCAAGGAGAGTTTTGGGACAGATTGTCACTCTTTTGGTGTGCGTCCTAAAAATATGCAGAATGCAATTATATTTCTTCGGCGGGCTTCTGATCGTCTCCGTAACGTGGTAATCGAAAACGTTGATTTTGAGAGATTGATAAAGACATATGATCGACCAACGTCGCTTTTTTATTTGGATCCACCATACTACGGTGCGGAAAACTATTATGTGGGAGGCTTTAATGCACACACACGGTTACGAGATATCCTTGGGCAGATCCATGGTAGCTTTGTTTTATCATACAATGACTGTGTGGAGATCCGAAAGCTGTATAAGGATTTTGAAATTATTGAATTACAGAGGGCCCACAATTTGACAGCTGTAGGTGGTGGCGGAAAAAAATATAAGGAATTAATCATCAAAAACTTCTAGGTAAAATAGTGATTTAGGTGATCTAACAACATACTCACCATTTTCTTTTACAGCAAATACGGCGGGAATCTCTGAGGCTAACTTTTCATGTCTACGTTTGGGGCGTATATGTTTTGTGAGTGGCATGATGAAACCTAAAATCGCAGGAACACCATTATCACTTGGAATCCTGTCCATTAAGCCCGTGAATGGTGTATTTTTTCATATTTCCGCTTTTGACCGCGTAGCTGGTTGGGGTACGTTTGGTACTGATGGCATTCTCTCGTGCAATATAGCCACTACGATGATCGGGGAAAACTGTATTGTCAATTTCGCATATATTGCCGCTGATTGATCATTTTAAGATTCTGGTAGGAATGTAAGCCAGAATGGTGGTCCCAGCTGCTATTTCCTTCTCTACTCTTAGATTCTTACCATAAGCAATAATATAAGAATCTTGGTATAGAATAGGGACAGAATTTTCCACAACACTGTATGGAAGCGTACCAATAATTGTGCTTGCCGGAATAATTTTAGCTGCCGTAACTGCAATGCTTATCATGAAAAATTGTTCCGTACCAGTGATGGTATTACTCCATCCAAGCTTGGTCACATAGTCATTATATGCGATATCCGACCTGGCAAAATACGCTAAATCACTATTTTAAGGAGAAACAATGTTAAATAGGTCCTTGGTTTCTAGTAACTCAAATGAGTGGGCTACACCACAAAAATTTTTTGACATATTGGATGATGAATTTCACTTTACGCTTGACCCCTGTAGCTCCCATATGAACTGTAAGACAGATAAACACTATACCATTAATGAGAACGGTTTGCTACAGGATTGGAGTGGCGAACATGTATTCATGAATCCGCCATATGGGTATCAGACTTCACAGTGGATCGAAAAGGCTTATAAGGAAAGCTTGAGAGGGGCAGTTGTTGTATGCTTAATAGCAGCGAGAACGGATACTTCTTATTGGCACGATATAATTTTTAGGCATGCAGCTCAAATACGATTTATTCGAGGGAAAATTAAATTTGACGGGGCGGCGTGGAATGCTCCTTTTGCCAGTGCTGTTGTTGTCTTCGACAATTCTAAGGCATACAAAAGGCTAATGTTTTTCGATATGCCGGTCAGTAAGATGATGAAAATGGTCGGGGTGACCGATTGAGGGTGAGGATATGATTGTAGGATTGCATGACGCCGAGAAGGATTATTTTCGGCATGGGAAAATATTTCCTAACCTTGCACTTATGAAAATTTCAGCTTGGCATAAGGCTCAGGGGGATACCGTTGAATGGTGGGTGCCGGTGTTGCGATATGACCGTGTATACAGCAGCAAGGTGTTTGATTTCACGCCGGACAATCCTGACCTTCCAGATGATACGATCCGGGGAGGTACAGGATACCGTGATCTACCTATGGACCAGGTATTACCACCGGAGATAGACGCTATGTACCCGGATTACTCAATATATCAAGATTGCGATTATGCTATTGGGTATCTGACCCGCGGCTGTCCCAATCACTGCCGATGGTGCGTGGTGCCTAACAAAGAAGGCCCTATCAGGCCATACCGGCGCTGGCAGGATGTTGTGAGGCAGGACACGGACAAGCTAGTGCTGATGGATAACAATATTCTGGCCTGCGAGTACGGCATCGAACAGCTGGAAGCCATGATTGGGAGCAGATACCGGATCGATCTCAACCAGGGCATGGACGCCCGGTTGGTTGATGAGCGGATTGCAAGCATTCTTGCCCGTTTAAAATGGATCAGGTTCATCCGGTTTTCCTGTGATCAACAGGCACAGATCGAGCCGATCAGGCGCACTATTGAGCTATTGGGTAGGTATGGCGTGAGGCCGTACCAGATTTTCATATATATTTTGGTTACGGCTGATATTACGGACGCATCGGCCCGAGTTGAAGCATTGAAGGGATACAGAGCAATTAACTTGTATGCTCAGGCGGAGCGCAATGAGCGATTAGGCGTAGTCCCAAATGAGGGGCAGTTGGAATTCGCACAGCGGTACGTTTATGGTGGCAGTTATCGGACAGAGACATGGACAGAGTATTGTCGTCGTAAAGGATTTAATTATCACGAGTTAGAATTTCCAGCAAAGTAAAAAAGGAGAACCATGGAAAGATCATACACAATTAAAATGACAGTAACCGTTGATGATGAAGTGGCTGAAAAACATACATTGACAGAAGTTGTTTTGGAAGCACTTGAAGAAGCGCCATTCCAGGTTGATTGTATTCAGGCAGATTAGCATTTCCGGAAGGAGTGAATTTTAGAAATGATACAACATAAAACTCCTAAAAAAGAAAAAGGAGCCAGAAAAAAGAGACGACTTAGAGAACTTGAACTAGAAAAAGTTGTATTGCAGGATTTACAAAACTATTTTCATGGCAGGATAAATGCGGAAATAAAAAGCATTTTGATGAGTAGTTATATTCTAAATTAACATTTTGGAGGTCAAGATGAAATGTAACGAATGCACAAAGAGTTATGTAGTCCTTGATGAATCGTGTACTTGGTTTGCAATGTGTAATCAGCTGGGAACGTCCTGCGGAATCGGATTATGTGATGGAGATAGTGATTGTGACGGGGATTGCGAGGATAGAGAGCCACCAGAGTGGGATAGTGATTTGGGACAGAACAATCAATACTGTATTCATAATGCAGATTAGCATTTTGGAGGTGCAATAAATTTGGAAGCAGAAAAATGTTTGTATCAAAAGGATAAATATTTTTATGACTATTTTACGGATTGTGGCTATTATCCTACAATACAGAGCAGAAAAGAATATGGGAATATATGCCCATATTGCGGAAAACAAATTGAATGGGATTATGATGATTCCAACATTTGCTAAACTGACATTTGGAGGGATGATCGAAATTCACAAAGAGAATTAACATTTTGAGAAAGTGAAGATGATAAATGACAACAACAGAATGGATTGAAATAATGAAACGGCATGAGTTTGGCGGAGCCACAGGGAGGCCAAGAGAAGTATCACTATGCATAGATAATGAGTATATACCAGAACCCAGTATTATCGTAGACAGTACAGGTGACGGCATGTATTCCGAAATCTGTCTGCGTGTAGTTGGGAAAAATTAACATTTAGGAGAAGAAATGACAGATAAAGAAAGAATTCTGATGGCTATAATTACGAGAATTATTCCGGGATTACTATACGGTTCTTTTATAGCAAAAGAAGAATACGTCAAGTCATACATGTTAAATCCTTCTGGAATATGTAAAGGGGATTTGGTTTTCGCCAACACTTCTTTAAATATCAATGATTTTGTGGTTGGATTTGTAGATCATGTAGAAAGTGATTGTGTTGTCATTAGGGAAATCGGAAGTAATAGGCTGTGCAATTATTACAATGAATCCTTTTCTGTTATCAACAAAGAAAAGTTGGGATATGAGATATTAGAAGGGGTTCAGTATAAGATTTATCAGAAGGTAATTAAGGCATTTGGAAATTACACTAATTATCATACTAGATTTAAGTCTATTAGTTTCGATGGGAATATGTGTACTGTACAGGCAAGAAAAGCTTTTGAAAACGATTTGTTTTTTGAAGTATCATTCCCGTTTAACAGTAAAACCACAATCACCAGTATCGGAAAGTTGTTAAAAGAAAACGATTTATAAAATTAGCATTTCCAGAAGGAGGAGCTTAATGAAAATTACGATGATGCCGCCTGATGAATGTCCATGTAAATCATGCAGATTCGAACCGGAATGCCAATGGGCGCATGAGTATGAGGCTGTAGAGTGCAAGGACTGGGGCGCGAAGGAGGACGACGGGGAATGCATAAGCCGTGAATGTGAACCGCCATACGGTGGAAAGGATGATTGTGAGTTTTATCATAATGGTTTATGTCGATAAACTGACATATCCCAGGCTAATCCTGTGGAGAGGTGTGGTGTGTGGAGAATATGAAAGGTCGAGTGTAATTATGGCAGTGTATCAAGCAATTTACAAATGCAGATTGTGTGGCATGGAACTTGTGGCGCAGAGAACTGGAAAAGATTATGCCATGTGTGAAACTACGATGTTAGCCTGTGGATTTTATGACAAATGCAAATCACCCAATCATACTATTCATTTTTGCGATGATGGTTCCATGGGATTGACTGACTTCCAAGGATTTAGAAAGGTTGAGTGATATGCAATTAAAAGAATCCAGGGAAACAAAAGCCTATTTTATGGCAGACAATGGTATAGTGCTACCCCCTATGGATGAAATCCCGGAGTTACATATTGATTCAGAACCAGTTGACGAAGAGACTCAAAAAATGCTTGATGCATTACGCGAACCAGTTGAGTTGAGCGTTTCTTTTGATATGACAGTTTTGCCAGGAGAATTAATCCTTGTTTGGTGCGGAGTATGTACCTGGGAGCAAATACAACAGAATAATTGGAGAAAGCTTCATAGATTCCCTATGAAGCGAAATAAGCATGGGAGAAATGTGTAGATATTGTTTTGGTTGGAATGATTATCGTGGGAGATGTGAAGCTACATTCTGTTGTCCTGACAAAGAGAGGGTGAATAAGAATTATGATAACCGAGGAAATGATACCGAGGATTGAGCAGGCGTTTGGATTTCGGCTGCATGATTGGCAAAAAGATTATCTGCTTGGAAATCCTTGCGATTTCCCATCTGAGGATCAGCGGCAGGCAGGGAAGACATTTATCTATTGTGTTAAGATTCTTCTGTCTGATGGTAAGCCGATACCACACAGGAGGCTGGAATTTGCAAAGTTTGCAGATTTCCCTGCATGGGGGTTAGGGCCAAGGTATGCTTTGTGGTTTGCGTATTATATGAGGGAGATCAATGATAAACTGGCGGAAGCTGGATTTGAAACGAGGATAGCATAATGAATAATGGAGAATTACATATTGGAATCGATTGGGACAACGGGGATAAGACTGGCGTTTCGCTGCTGTGTGGTAACTGTCACCAAGTTATCGATAGTGGCACATCTGAAAATTTATTCTGTGTGCCGGTTCGGATTCAAAGAAACTGTCCGAAATGTGGGGCCAGGTTCAGTAGGATTGAGGGGAGGATGGACTGAAATGATGTTAAGACCAGATGTGGAATATAATACTCCTTTAAAGCCATGTAAAATAAAAATTGATGAAATCTTATATCCAGCTGTTATGCAGGAGCACAGGTTGATTTCAGAAGAAATCAATGTAAACAGGGAAATTATTACAGATTGTACAAGCATTCGAAAATACATTTTTGAGGAGCCGTTCGCTGTATTCAAACCAGAATCTTTTATGGTTGAATGTGACGATGGGTATTATAGTATGTGTTATATGTCTGACAATAGACTGTCGATAATTGAAATGGAAGGAACAAAGATGGATTTTTCAAAAGTAATGAATCCGCCCGAAGATGGATTTGACGGGCAGGCGGATATTAAGGTTGACCGCAATGGGCTGAAGTGGGTATACTGTCCTTGGTGCCACAAAAAGCATTTTCCGGTAAACAATGGTGCAAAAATATATAGTCTGGAGTATCAGTGCCGGAATAGTAAATGTAAAAAGATCTTTGTTGTGAATGCGGGGTGATTTGCATGGTGTTTGATATGTTCAATAAACCATTACAGGTCAATGACAGAGTGCGTTTTGTGATTGACAATGACAGCTATGAAGGAGTAATAAATTTTATTTCGCCCAATGGTTTTTTGCGGATAAACTCTTTGGCAGGAGAATACCGTAGAAAGCCGAATAATGTAATAAAGATTAAGCAGTGAAATATAATTAGAGCCGAGAGCCTTTAGAGAGCCGAGAGCCGATAAACAAAAAGTTTACGGAAGGGGGCTCTTTTTCTATGGATTTCCATGAACATCGGGAAATAATCAAAAAGCTAAAGCGGCAGTTAACCACGTCGCCGTCATATGATATGCTCAGTGTTCTGCTGAGTGAACTCCAATATACGATGGAAGATAACCCCAAACTGCCGGTAGATGAACGGGATTTCATCATGGTGTATTCTGGATTCATCAAGAAACAGGCAACTATGATGTACGTCGAGACCATGGAGCAGCGGTGGGATGACCTGTACTGGCGAACCGTGTTATTTGAGGCTCCGTATCTGTTTGAATCATACTTGATTTACATGGAGAAGGACAGAAGCCCTGGGAAACGCTTTTATCTTCCCCGGCGTAAGACGCTGAAGGTGGTTGTAGATGATCTTCAAGACTTGGAGGATAGGAAACTGGATTTTTATGGACTATCAATGCCAAGTCGTGTGGGCAAGAGTACGATATGTATTTTCTTTTTAGCATGGGTCGCTGGTAAACGTCCAAATAGCCACAGTGCAATGGGCGGCCACTCTGGAAAACTGGCTAAAGGTTTTTACGGAGAACTTTTGAACCTTGTAAATACTCGTGAATACAAATTTTCAGAGATTTTCCCGGATTCTCCATTACAGAAAACCAGTGCGGAAGATTTGGAAATAAATTTGGACGAGCCAGATCGTTTCGCTACAATTACCTGTCGTGGTATTGATGGAACGTGGACAGGAGCTGTTGATGTATCAGCAGATGGATATTTATATGTCGATGACCTTATCCGCGACCGTGAGCATTCTTTAAATCCGATTCGTATGGAGAACACTTATCAGGAATACCTCAACAAAATGGTTGACCGTAAAAATGATGGTGCCAGGGAACTGATGGTGGGAACCCGGTGGAATATTATAGATCCCTTGGGAAAAATCGAAAAGGAAAATGCTCACAATCCACGGTACAGATTCCGAAAGATACCGGCACTTAACGAAAAAGGTGAATCAAATTTCCAATATGAAGTAAAGGGATTTTCGACACAATACTACATAGATATGAAAGGACGCCTTGATAAGAATGAATGGGAAGCTAAGTTCATGCAGAATCCATTTGTTCGTGAGGGACTATTATTCCCGGAAGAGGAATTGCGCTTTTTCTTCGGTATTCTTCCGGCCAGTGGATTTGTGCGTGTAGTTACGGCCTGTGACGTGGCTTGGGGCGGCGGGGATAGCACTTCAATGCCAATAGGATTTGAGTATGAAAACGGAGATGTATATATAGTTGACTGGGTGTTTAATCGTGGAGCAAAGGAAGTCACAATTCCTATTGTAGAGGGAAAGATTGTTGGAAATAAAATTCAACAAATAAATTTTGAGGCAAATAACGGTGGCGAGATGTATGCCAAATATGTTGATGATGATTTGATTCGACAGGGCTACAAGTGTTCAATCACATCAACTAAAGCACCCGGTAAGATGGCGAAGATGGCAAAAATCATTCAGTATTCGGGAGATATTAAACGAAGATTCATTTTCCTGGCGCCTAACCGGCTCATAAAAGAAGCTGCAAAGAACGATCCACCAGGAATTCACCGCTATATGCGGAATCAAGAATATGATGAGGCTATGGATGAATTAACAAAATTTGTTCAAATTGGTGATAATGAGCATGATGATTCACCTGATAGCCTTAGCCAGTTGGAAAGATTTTTGGAGGGTGGATTTACGGCAGAGGTAAAACCCATGCCGCGACCATTTTAGAGGAGAATGCGATTATGATTAAGGTGTTGACAAAGGAATATTTGGCTACATATATGTACCTAGAATCAGAAATCAAACGGATTCGCCGTCGAATTAAATACTATGAGGAACATCCTGTTCCACGCCTATATGGGGTTGTAAAAGGTTCGCTGGAACAGTTTCCATACACCGAATGTAATTTTGTGGTTTCGGGGCCAACGGTTAAATCAGATGAAGAACGGAAAAAGCTGGTTCGGCAACTCATCATTGATCTTAAAGGAAATGAACGTCTTTTTGAAGATATGAAGTTGGAAATAGAGTGTTTCTTGGAAAAAATCCCTCCAAGTCAGCTTCAAATCAAGAGGATTCTTATTTTGAAGTATGTGGATCGTAAAACGGACTTTGAGATTGCTGCAGAGTTGGGGTGTGATCGAAGCACGATTAATAAGAAAATAGACCGGTATTTACAAAGTATCGAGTGAAAATAGTGATTTAGGCGATCTTTCAACTGATCTTTCCAATATCGGCACAAGATTAGCTACAGCAATAATTGATCTCAATCCTCTCAAGTCGAATTACGTTAACCACATAAGCTCAAATGTTCTAAATAGGGTCAACATCGTACTTTGGGACTCGAACACAGCAGACACACCATTTAAGGCCGGAAATACCAACCGTGGTAATGGATTTTGCATTACATACAGTTCCGGTGAGCCTTATCTATGCCAGCTTGCTATGGCTGTTGGAGACTCACGCCTATTCACTAGAAATGGCAGTCCGGACGGCTGGAGTGGTTGGACAACCATAGGATAGCCAGCAGAATGATCAATTACTCAATTACCGCTGTGGGAATATAAATATCTACATTCTGACCAGCTTCAATTTTACTATCAGCCCGGATATTATTATCAAAGACAGTCATTGCAGTAGTTCCTTGTATCATAACGTAAGTGAGCAACCTTTTATTTGATGTGCCAATTATGGTACCTGCGGAGATTGTTTTTTTAGCTTTTATCGCAATTTCGACTCGTCCAAAAGCTTTTGAGCCACCAAACATATTGCCCCATCCGAGAGATTCACAATATTCTGGGTTTAATGTAATTATGACTCCAGCCTGTCCATTTGCTAAATCACTATTTTTATGAAAAAAGAACATATGTTTGCTTTCTCCGGATCAATGTGGTATAATCAGGAGAAAGGGAGTGATAATTATGGCAATTAGTAAAAAGCAGAAAGAAATTCTTGAATATGTAAAGAATCATATATTAACAAAAGGGTTTCCACCAGCTGTACGTGAAATATGTGAGGCTGTTCATTTAAAGAGCACTTCTTCAGTACATTTCCATTTGGCGGCATTGGAAGAAAACGGGTTTATTCGCCGCGATCCGACGAAGCCCCGTACTATTGAGATATTGGATGATACTTTTAATGTTGTGCGTCGCGAAATGACAAATGTTCCTGTGGTTGGCACTGTGGCGGCCGGGCAGCCCCTTCTTGCGCAACAGAATATCGAAGATTATTTTCCAATTCCAGCTGAGTTCCTTCCCAATACAGATACTTTTATACTCCGTGTCAAGGGTGACAGTATGATAAATGCTGGAATTTTTGAAGGGGATCTGATTATTGTGGAACAAACACCTTCCGCCCAGAATGGCGACATTGTGGTTGCATTACTGGATGATTCAGTTACAGTGAAACGCTTTTTCAAGGAGGACGGCCATTATCGTCTCCAGCCAGAAAATGATTCTATGGAACCGATCATTGTAGGAAATGTGAATATTCAAGGAAAGGCCATTGGACTTTTTAGGCAAATGAGATAATTTTAAGAAAATGTGCCAAATTCCCACATTTCACATTCGTGTTATGGTAAAATGATATTAGTAGAAAGTATGCAAGGCACTCAGTTTATATCTGGGTGTCTTTTTTCATGGGTAAAATTATGGAGAACAAAGAAAAGACTATAGAACAGAAAAAAATGTGGAAAATTGTACACACACCACTAAAAGAGCGAAAAAGCTCCAGTGGTTTAACATTTCGGTGTAAAGAGGTGACCAGGAATGACCAAAAACGTAAGTGATTTCGTCGATTTGTGCAGTGGCGAGTTTGGCCGCAAGGTTGCCTATACATATGTTGACGAGATTACGAAAGAAAATGTGGTGAAGATTGTTGGTGAAGCGGTTTCTGTGCTTAACCACAACAGACCAATGATAAGATATCTTCATAGGTATTATCGCGGCGATCAGCCAATTTTATATCGGCAGAAAACAGTCAGGCCGGAAATCAATAATAAGACGGTAGAAAATCATGCTTTGGAAATTGTACGTTTTAAAACCAGTCAGACTTACGGGGAGCCGATTCAGTACGTTAGCCGTAAAACGGATCAGGCGATAAACGACGCGGTGGATCGGCTGAATGATTATATGCGGGATGCCCACAAGCAGGCCCGGGACATTGAACTTGGTACATGGCAGAGTTCTGTAGGAACAGCATACAAGGCTGTTCTAAAAGTGAAAGGTAATTGCCCAGTACCGTTCCGGTTAAATGTGTTGTCTCCGATGAATACCATTATGGTCTATTCGGGAAATGATGGCAGGGATATGCTTTCTATTCAGCAGTTAAAAGACGAACAGGATCAGCAGTATTTCCAGTGTTTTTCGGATACGGAATACTTCATTGTAAAAAATGGCCGGATTACAGATAGCGGTCTCAATGGGTTTGGTGGAATCCCTATTGCAGAGTATCCCAATAATCCAGATAGATTATCAGATGTCGAGATTGTTATTACTATGCTGGATCAGATCAATAAGATGCAGTCTGACCGTATGAATGGGGTTGAACAATTCATCCAGGCATTTATGCTTTTTAAAAACTGTGAAATCAACAAAGACCAATTTGTAGAAATGTGCCAGTTGGGAGCTATCCAAGTGAAAGATTCTGGTCAGGGAGTTCAATCTGATGTAAAAATTATGTCGGAGGAATTGAATCAGGAACAGACTCAGGTTGCGAAAGACGATGTGTATCGACAGGTCCTTGTTGTTGAGGGAATGCCAGATCGTCAGCAAAATACAGGCGGTGATACTGGACAGGCAGTCTATCTTCGGAATGGTTGGGATTTTGCGGAGCAGCGGGCAAAACTGGACGAGCCCTTTACGGTTGAAGCAGAGAAGAAACATGTGGCGATTGTACTCAATGTGATTAAGCAGAAAACCAACGATGTTCCTTTAAGCGTTCGGGATTTCGATGTAAAGATCACCAGAAACACTACGGACAATATGCTGGTTAAGGCGCAGGCACTGGATTATCTGCTTAAAAACAAGATCCATCCACTCATTGCGCTTACCACTTGTGGACTTTTTGGAGATCCCGAAAAGGTATGGACTATGAGCAAGCCATATATTGATACAATCATGAAAACACAGGGACAGTTAGATGCTGAGGCTGAAAGAGAACGGGCCTTGGAACTTCTCAAAGTACAAACGAATAGTACCATTAAAACTGGAGGAGCTGAATAGGCTTTTCTTTTTTATATCAAAATTTTGGAGCCATCCGTTAAATGGCAAGATCCAGCAGGAGCGACCTGCGATATCAAAAGCGTGGATTTGAAAGGAGAAGAAATATGATTACCAGGGAACAGGCAAAGAAAAATCTGATCGAATTGGGTGTTGAGCAGCCAACAGATGAACAGATAACCAAGTATCTCAATTCATTTAGCGGCGAGGTTCAGAAGGCCGAGAAGAAAGCAGAGGCTAACAAGGCAGAACTGGAACGCCTGAAAGCTATCGAAGAGGAGCTGGAGGCTGAAAGAGAGAAGAACCTTACAGCTGAGGAAAAAGCTAAGAAGGCTGAGGAAACTGTCCAAAAGGCATTAGAGGCTGCAAGACTCAAGGAAGTTGAGTTTGCAAAGAAAGTTAGCCGTTTAAGCGTTGAAAAAATTCTGGCCGAGGCTGGCTTATCTGAGGACGATTATTCCGGGTTCATTGATGGTATTGTTTTGGAAGATGAGGAGCAGTCCAAGAAGTTGGCTACGAATCTTGCGAATACGCTGAACACAAAGCTGACCAGCCAGAAAGAGGCGCTGCAGACAGAATTTGAGAAACAACTTCTGGAGCATACGCCCAATCCCAGCGGCGGAAATGGTGGCACAGGTGGGCAGTCTAAAGCTGCTGAATTAGCGGTTAAAATGGCTAAGGCGAATGCAGCAAGCACAAGCGGCGGCGATACAATAATCAGTCATTATATAGGAGGTAATTAAAGATGATGCAGTTCGAATGTAAAACGATTGGAGCAAAGATTGAAATCCTGAATCGTGATGGGTACGAGGGCGTGCCGGTTACACTGGATTTTACGGCGGTTACGGAAACTGAAAACGGCAGGAAGATTGTCAAAGCGGGGACGCCGATTGGCGCAACTGGTGTGGTGGACAATACGGCTACCGTGAAAGGTATTCTGTTCTGGGATGTGTATGAGGACAGGCCGATTGGAACCGTATTAAAGAAAGCGTATATCAACACGGCAAAAGCGCAGGCGCATTCAGGTGTCACCATTTCGGCTGAAGCCAAAGCGGCATTGCCGATGGTAGTTTTTGAGTAAGGAAAGGAGAGTAATCATGCAGTTATCAGAAATTTTTGATTCCCAAGCGGTCGCGCTGAACCGCACAGAAGTTGAGAGCAACAGAATCCCCTACCTGGGATTACAATTTTTCCCCAATAAGAAAAAAATGGGGATCGACCTAAAATGGATCAAGATTCATAAAGGGCTTGGCATTTCGCTGAAAGCGGCAAACTTTGACGCAAAGCCGACCATTCGCAGCCGTCAGGGATTCAAAATGGAAAAAACGCAGATGGCGTTCTTTCGGGAGTCCATGCTGGTAAAGGAAGAGGACATGATCGAGATTATGCGTATCCGGGAGAGTAACGATCCCTACATTAATGCGGTTTTGCAGAGCATTTATGACGATACCAATAATCTGATTGATGGTGCTGATATCGTTGCCGAGCGCATGCGTATGCAGCTTTTGGCAACGGCTTCTGGTTCTCCGAAGATCTACTTGGAGGCGGATGGAGTTGTGTATGAATATGATTATGACCCGGATGGCTCCTACAAAGCAAAGCACTATATGAAGCTTTCGGGTGACGCTACATGGGATAAGCCAACAACTTCAAAGCCATTGACGGATATTCGAACGGCGAAGAAGGCATTAACAAATATTGGTGTAACGCCCAAGTATGCACTGATGACTTCTGCGACATTTGACTATTTGTTGGAGAGTGAGCAGATCAAGTCCGCGATCCTGGCACAAAATTCAACGGCAAATATTTTTCTGGATGATGATATGCTGGCAGAATTTTTTGCGAAGAAAACCAAACTGATTCCGATTCTCTATGACAAAATGTTTATCAAAGAGGATGGGGTGACGCAAGAGGCATTTTACCCGAACAATAAAGTTACTCTACTGCCGGAAGGAATCCTCGGAAATACCTGGTATGGAACTACGCCGGAGGAAAGAACGCTGATCGGAGATAACAAGGTTGACGTTACCATCCTTGACCGTGGCGTGGCAATCGCGGTTAAAACGGAATATGGCCCGCCGGTAGAGGTTTCCACATCTGTTTCCCAGATTGTGCTTCCTTCTTATGAGGGAATGGACTCCACTTTTGTTGTTGAGGTGGCATAAGGAAGGGGCGCTGCTGATATGAAATTCCCATACATTGTAAATCATAACGGGACATACTATCCCGCTGGAACGGAGGTTCCAGTAGGAGAAGAGGCCCCTAAGTTAGTAGTTTCAGGGGAAGAAAAGGCCCCTGAAGTGGTAGAAACAGCAAAGCGCGGGAGACCAGCAAAGAACAGGTGACGAGGTGAGATGAGTGGAAGCGGAAATTTTACAGGATATGATTACATATCTGGGCGACGAGGTGGGAGAAGCCAATGAGCCGCTTCTGCTCATCTTGATAAATCGAGCAATACGAAAAGTTTGTGCAAAAAGGTATCCGTTTGGATATACGGTAAAGGAAAAAGAATCAGCGGTTGAGAAGTATCGGGATACAATATTCGAAGCTGCTGTTTATTACTGGGCAAAGCAAGGTGCTGACGGTGAAGCCAGCCATTCCGAGAATGGAATCAGCCGAAATTACCAAAAAGAGGACGATATCTATTTTGATGTCGTGCCAATGGTGAAAGCGTTTTAGAAACTCTCCTTTTAGAAGATTGAGCGTGGCGAAAGCCGCAGGGAGCGTTCGTCAAATGGTGGTGGGAAGAACGCTAAAAAGATGGTTCGTGCCTGGCTAAACCTCCCGGCCAGGCGCTGGGTATGTGCGCATAACAATGGTGGTGGGCAAGCACATTTTTTAATATGGGAGGAAGTGGAGATAACATGAAGATATTTTTTGATACAGAGTTTACCGGTCTGCACAAAAACACAACTCTTGTTAGTCTCGGCTGTATCGCCGAAGATGGTAGGACTTTTTATGCAGAGTTTACAGACTATGACAAGTCTCAATGTGATGGATGGATTAAAAAGAACGTATTAGAATTTTTATGCCTGAATGGCCTTGGTGGGAACGAGGATTTGAAAGGCACGAAAGTACGTGGCAGTGCAGAAATGGTTAAGAACTATTTGAAAGAGTGGCTTTCTGGATTTGATTCAGTCCAGTTCGTTTCCGATGTTAGCCATTATGATTTTGTCCTTTTGATTGATCTTTTCGGTACGGCGTTTGACCTGCCAGAGAATGTTTGTGCGGCTTGCCATGACATAAATCAGGACATTGCACAGCATTATGGCATTTCCGAGAGAGAAGCATTTGACAAGTCCAGAGAAGAAATTGTTGCCGAATTGTGTTCGCTTCCCATTGAGGGAGTAAAGCACAATGCATTATATGACGCAGAGGTAATCAAAGCGATTTACCAGGAGATTTCCGGGAGGCAAAGGCTATGAAAAGATTATTTATTAGTCAGCCAATGAAAGGGTTGACAGACGAGGAAATACTGAAAACAAGAGAAAAAGCCATTAAGAGTGCAGAGAAAAAGCTTGGCGAACCAGTGGAGGTCATTGATTCGTTTTTCCAAGACGCATCAGCTGACGCAAAACCGCTGTGGTATCTGGCAAAGTCCTTGGAGTTGCTGGCTACGGCTGATGTGGCATATTTCGCTGCAGGCTGGGAGGACGCCAGGGGGTGCAAGATTGAGAATACCTGCGCTGTTGAATATGGCATTGATGTGATTGAGGCTTACGCTGATAGTGACGAGTGTTTGGTGTCTTTTGGTGCGGCGATAGAAGCACTAAAAGCTGGTTTGAAGATGGCACGTAAGGGATGGAACGGAAAGAATCAGTACATCCAACTTGCGACCAATATCAGCTATATCGATGCAGATGGAAATCCTGTGAATGTAGAGCATGAAGCAATCGGGAATAAGGCTATCGCTTTTGTTGGAACATCTGGCGTGCAAATGGGGTGGTTGGCTTCCCAGGCAGATATGCTGGCAGAGGATTGGGTGATGGTTGAGTAATGCGAGGCTTAAAGCGCAACCAGAAAACTCTGTATTATCAGCTTTATCAAAATAATGTCCCGATCTATGAGACTGATTTGGACGGTAACATCGTCACTGACCCTATTACTGGAGAGCCGTTGTTGACTGGCGAAACCAAGGTTGGCTATTCTGCCCCTGTGGAGTTCCGGGCGAATGTGTCAGCCAATCGCGGGGAAAGTTCGTCAGACCCATTTGGAATTGACCTCTTATATGATAAGACAATGGTTTCCTGTGACATGGATTTGCCGATTGATGAATTATCGGTGCTGTTCGTGGATAAGAAGCCTGAATTTGACGCTGACGGCAATTTGGCGAACACCGCCGATTACAAGATTGTCAAGGTGGGAAAGTCCCTAAATTCTGCGTTGTATGCCATTAAGAAGATTACGGAGGGCAATGCAAATGGCTGATTTACCCAAAATCAGAATTGAAGTAAAAAACGGATTTGGAACTCAAGTGTTTGTGAATGATGAAGAGGTAGAGGGCATCAGAGAAATCCGATTCAAAAAAACTGGTGGTGAACTTCCTGTTCTTGAAATGGAATTTATGGCATGTGATGTCGAAATCAATGGTCAATGGTTGCCTCGTTTGCCGAAAATGTTTGAAGAACTTTATGAGAGTAAAGTGCCAGAAGCAATAAAGAAAATATGGGATGAGGGAAATGGCTAAACGGGTTATCAAAGGCAAACTTTCCTCAAAAGGTGTCCAGAGCATCATCGACCAGTTGCAGGATTATAAGCAAGACTTGCACCGCAAGACTGAATTACTTTGCCAGCGTCTGGCAGAAACTGGTTTGAATGTGGCGCAGGCAGCAGTAGGAGAATCGCCATTGGGTAAGACCATTACCTTGCAAATTCAGATGGAGACACGAGCGGATGGCTGTAAGGCCATGCTGATTGCCGTTGGGCAGACGAAAGCGAATGACTATGGAACGGTAAATACGCTTCTGCTCGTTGAATTTGGTGCAGGTATTCGATATAACCATACTGGAAATCCGAAAGCACCAGAGTTTGGCATGGGTGTTGGCACATTCCCTGATCAGAAGTGGGCATTTAACGAAGATGGTTGGTGGTATTTGGGAGATGATGATGAATGGCATCATTCCTACGGTGTTAAAGCCACTATGCCGATGTACAACGCTTCTGTGGCTATCCGGCAGCAGATAGCGGCGATTACGAAGGAGGTGTTTGGCTGATGATTGACATTTCCTCACTGGTTTATTCCAGACTGGTGAATGATGTAACTCTAAAGAAGTATCTAAAAGGTAGTGGCACCACACGGAACGACACACCTCCGGCATTTCCATATTTATATATGAAGACACTGGGCCAGCCAACTTCGTCATTTGACTTACAAAATCACCAATGTGCTGTCAATGCAGCCTTTGAGATTACGATTTACGATTCCACGTCTGCCACAAAAGCTCGCCAGTTAATTTTCTGTGCGGCGGAGCTTATGCGTCAGATGGGATTTACAATGAACTATGGTCCGACCGAGATTGACCGGACCAGTACAACAGAAGCATATCGCTGGGTAGCAAGATTCAGAAGGACTTATTGTTCTGGCGATATATTATAGAACATAATAACCCTTGAACCATGCAGGAGACTGCGTGGTTCTTTTTTTATGTGAAATTAAGGAGGACACAAAAAGATGGCTAAAAAATTCGTTGATCTATCCACCGCGGGCGTTCACGTTGGATACGCGATTGAGGCAACAGCTGGGACGAAGCCAACAACGTTTACCGACCTTCCGAACCCAAAGTCAATACCTGACTTCAACCCTGAAACAGCAACCTACGATGTGACGTCTCTCAATGATACACTTTGGAAGCGGTATATTGATGGTCTGAAAGATCCAGGAGGTGCAGTTGCAATTACGTTCGGCATGACTGACGGCTTCCGCGAAATGTGGGAAGCAATTTGCACTGAATATGAAAGTGCCAAGGCCAGTGGAAAACGTATGTGGATGGAATTTTTTCATCCAGGTTTGACTAAGGCATTTTTCTTTACCTGTGCTCCATCAAGTCTTGGGTGGTCAGCAACTGATGTGGACAGTGCATGGGATACCACCGTATCGGTAACTCCAACCGGAGAAATCGGCTGGGCCGAACCGATTGAGCCAACAGAAAAAGCGGATACACCGGCATAGAAAGAAGAGGGAGGTAATTTGAAATGAGAACATTAACGATTGGTGGAAATGATTATAAGATCGAATATTCCTTTGAGGCAGCTGAGTATAAGGACTGTGTAGACAAGGCGTTTAAAATCCTGTCAGGCGGTTATCTGATGAGACGAAATGGTATCCCGGATGATGACAGTCCGGTGGCGGAACGTAAGCGCGAGATGGCGGCGGCGTTTGTCGACGGAACGGGAGATATGCTTTCCGATATCCCGAAAATTGCAGTTACTTTCCTTTATGGCGGCCTTCTGGAGAATAATCCTGTGGCTTCCGAGGCGGAGGCCAAAGCGCTGTTTAAGCAGTTCGTGAAAGAAAATCCAAATGATGAACGCGCCTCTTTCTTTGGGATGTATGCATTCCTGCGCGACTGTATGGAGGAGGATGGTTTTTTCAAACTGACCGGCCTGGAAAAAATGATCGCCGAAATGAATGCGGCGACAGAGGGCCACGAAGAAGGGGAGAACAAACCGAAACCTGTAAAGGCTCCGGCGGATCGCAGAAGGAAGTCAACTTCCACGAAATAATTTGGGAAAGGTATCTGCCCTATGCGCTTTCGATTGGAGTTTCATGGGAGCTATTCTGGCATCTAAATCCCCGTAAATTGGACGCTTTTTCCAAAGCATATACATTGCGTCAACAGGAATGTGTGAACAATATGTGGGTGATGGGACAATATGTTGCGGCGGCTTTGGACGCAACTGTATGTAATGCTATGCCATTTGTGAAACGCAGGCAGAAAGGGAAATATCCTGACAAACCATTGCGGATAGTACCGCTGACTCCAGAAGAAAAAAAAGCGGAAGAAGAGGCAGCTTTAAAAGAATTTTTGAATTTCTTTAATTCAATGGAAGCAAAAAATAAGGGCAAGTAGGGGTCATAGCCTATTTGCCTATTTTTATTATTATCGGGATTTTGGGGAGGTGAGTAGTTTTGGATAAGTTCAAAGCTATATACAAAATACTGAGGGAACTGGAAAAAAATATGGGAAATGAGGATTTTGACCTATACCTAATATCGGCGGAGAGGTTGAAGCTGCCTTATGTTCAGTGGGAGCAACTGATGATTCTCTTGGCGGATAGCGGATATATTACGGGAATAATCGCAAGCAAATCGCTGCATGACAAATTTCGTCATATTTTAGAGCCGATTCAGCCAAGCATCACAATGAGAGGGCTGGAATATTTGGAGAATAACAGTTTTATGGCAAAGGCGAAAGACGCTTTGAAGATGGTAGGGGAACTTATTTAACATTGTTTTAGGCGGGTGATGGCATGGGTTGTCGCCTGCCTTTTAAGGTAGGTGAATTCCATGGCAGATGTGATTGATGATCTGAAAATCCAAATAGACGCGAGTACGCAAAGTGCAGACGCAAAGCTGGACAAATTTATAAGTAAAATGTTGAGGCTCCAATCTGCTATTTCTGGCGTGGAAATGTCTGGAGCAAGCCAGGTTGCTTCGGGAATCAATCAAATATCATCAGCCATTCAAGGATTCTCTGAGCGGACCAAGACCGCCGATTTTAGCCGGGTTGCCACTGGAATGAATAAGCTGGCCCAGGTAGACTCGCAGGGAGTCTTTAATTCCGCCAGAGCCATGGAGAACTTTTCCAGAAGTATGATGGGAATACGAGACATTCATTTCGACTCCCAAAGCTTTTCTGATATTGCAAATGCTATTTCCAAGCTTGGAAGAGCGTCTGTGACTGAAGCCACACAAAACTTACAATCGCTAAAAACCAGCGTGGTTGAGTTTGTGTCGGGAATGAATGGGGTGGGGGCGTTGAATTTTGATCCAGCCCCCCTTGCTAATTTGGTAAGTGCTGTGAGCCGAATGGGCGGAAAAAATACTACGCAAGCGGTGCAAAATCTTCCGCAGCTGTCTACATATTTGCGTGATTTCGTTGTGAATATGAATTCTGCTGGAGGTATTACGTTCAATTTTGATGGTTTGGCTAATTTAGTGGACAATATAGCACGCCTTGGTGGAGCAAAGGCAACGCAGGCCGCTGCAAACCTTCAACCGATAAAAGATCAACTGATGGGCTTTGTGAATGGCCTTAACGGGATCGGCACCCTTAATTTTGATACTACGGGTTTGGCGAACCTGGTATCCGCTATAAGTAGATTGGGCGGTAAGGCTGCTACAACTGCAATACCTAATATTAAGCAATTAAGTGTTGCTCTGAGTCAGATGATGGCGACATTATCCAAAGCGCCATTGGTGAGCCAAAACCTTATTCAAATGACAAATGCATTGGCGAATCTGGCCTCAAATGGATCCAGGGTGTCAACCGCAAGCCAAGCTATGCAGAAAGGGTTGCATGGCTATTCTGGTACTGCCAGCAAAGCAGGCAAGATTACGAAGGGGCTTGTGTCTAAGATTGGCATGTTCTATGCGCGTTGCTTTCTGTTAGTACGCGGTGTTAAGGCTCTTTGGAAGTCCACAAAATCGGCCATGGACTATATAGAGACTCTTAACTATTTTGACGCAGCATGGAAGCAGGTGGCCGATAATGCAGTGGGTGATTGGAAAAGTGCAGGCTATGATTCGGCGGAGGCCTATGCAGCTTCTTTTGGTGAAAGGGCCAAATCTCTAACTGGAAAGATGACGGGATTTCAGCCTGATGAATCCGGGAATCTAGTGGCAACTGGAATGCCTAGCCTTGGACTGGACCCGGAAAAGCTTATGAACTATCAAGCGACATTCGGGCAAATGACTTCTTCTATGGGAGTGGCTTCTGAGACCTCTCTGAAATTATCCAACGCGTTGACTATGATTGGCGCTGACCTGGCTTCTGTGAAGAACTTGAAGTTTGAGGATGTGTGGCAGGACATGGCCTCCGGTATGGTGGGGATGTCTCGTACACTTGATAAGTATGGTGTCAATATCCGCAACGTGAATATGCAAGAGAAGCTTGCAGAGTTGGGGATAAATGCTAAGATAACTGCACTGAATCAGCAAGATAAGGCATTGCTAAGAACAATTATTTTGTTGCAGTCTACAAAATATGCGTGGGGTGACATGGCTGATACCATAGGGCAGCCAGCTAACCAGTTACGCTTATTGCAGGCTAACTTTGCCAACCTGGCCAGAACAATAGGAGGGTTGTTTTTACCAATAGTATCCAAGGTACTACCATACATAAATGCTCTGGTTATCGCCCTGCAAAGGCTATTCTCTTGGATTGGTAGTCTGCTGGGGATTAAGGCTGGTGGATTCAGCTCCTCAATCGGCTCTGCAGCTACCGACTTTGGGGATATGGAAGATGCAGCTGATGGAATTGCGGATAGTACGGGCGAGGCTGCTAAGAACACCAAGAAGATGGCAGCCAATCTTCAATCATTTGATAAATTGAATGTCATCAATAGTAAGGACGATTCTGGTGGGGGTGAGGGATCAGGCGGAGGTGGAACAGGAGGACTCCTGGATGATGCTTTTGCAGACGCTTTCGACGAATACCAGGCAGCCTGGGAAAACGCATTCGCTAATATGGAAAATTCTGCCCAACAGATGGCAGATAGGGTTCAGGCAGCATTTCAGAAGGTATGGGAGGCGGCAGAACCTACCAGAGAAGCGCTGAAGCGGCTTTGGGATGAAGGCTTGGCGCAACTGGGAAATTTTACGTGGACAGCACTTCAAGACTTTTGGAATGAGTTTTTGGTTCCAGTAGGCCAATGGACCCTAGGAACCGGGCTTCCTATGCTGATTGACAGCATTAACGATTTTCTGATGAAGATTGATTTTGCGTCTATCAATGAAGCGCTTCGAAATTTTTGGCAAGCACTGGTTCCATTTACGACAAAGGTCGGAGAAGGACTGATCGAGTTTTTTGGGGATCTGCTTTCCGTTGGCGCTGATTTCATTAACTACATTGTCCCAAACGGGTTAAACGGTATTGCTGAGGCGCTGAAGAAAATTGATCCTGAAACTGCAAAAAGCATAGGATATGCGATAGGCGCGATAGCAACGGCTCTGGTGGGTTTAAAAGTGATTAGTCCAGTGTTTACTATTTTGGGGAGCCTTATCGATTTTTTTGGTGCATCTAAAAAAGCCGCAGAATCGTTGGTTGAAGGGATTGTTGGCATATCAAATGCATTTATGTTATTGAAATCAGGCGGTCTCTTAGAAGGAACGGGCCTGTTTTCCAAACTGGCAAATGTGATTGCTTTAACTGCTGGAGGCGCAGGTACATTAAAAGAATCCTTTACATTGGTATTTGGATCAATAGGAACTGCAATAACAGGAATTGGCAGCGTGATAACAGGTTCGTTATTGGCTGTAACCAATTTTATAGACATGCTAAAAAACGGATTTAGCTGGCTGAATGAGATTCTGATGGTTTTGGGCGTCGCGATCACGGCGGTTGGTGCAATTATTTTGGGGGCACCGGCTCTTGTTACTGGGGTGGTTGCGGCAATAGTAGCTGCTGTGGGAACAATCGTTGTTGTTGTGAAAGACAACTGGGATAGCATTTGCGAATTCTTTTCCGGTATTGTTGGGTGGATCGACACGAATATGATTCAACCTATTCTGGGATTTTTCCGGGGATTATGGAACGATATAAAAGGAATCTGGGAAGAAGTCTCGGCATGGTTTTCAGAAAATGTAATTGATCCTGCGATTGCCGGTTTTAAGGCTCTGTGGCCTACAGTAAAGGGATTTTTTAAATCCCTATGGGGTGATATCAAAGGAATTTGGAAAAGCGCTTCTATTTGGTTTAATAAAACCGTGATCAATCCGGTTGTTGGTTTTTTCAAAAGAGTTTGGACAGATGTGAAAGGATACTTCCAGTCTCTTTGGGATGATATTAAAGGGATTTGGGAAAGTGTATCGGGATGGTTTTCTGACAATGTGATTAATCCTATCGTGAACATTTTCGAGGGATTCAAGACCAGGATTGAACAAGTGTTTGAGGGGCTTTGGATAATTGTACAGGCAATATGGATCATTGTTTCAGATTGGTTCAATGAATATGTGATCACGCCAGTTGTAGATTTCTTTAAAGGCCTATGGACAACAGTTCAGGGGTTCTTCAGCTCCCTTTGGGAGGACATAAAAGGGATTTGGTCTACTGTTTCAACATGGTTTAACAACAATGTCATTGTTCCGGTAAGCCGATTTTTCGAGAACCTATGGTCCACGGTGAAAGGATTTTTCAGCTCTTTGTGGGAGGATATTAAGGGAATCTGGGCTTCTGTTTCTACTTGGTTCAACGATAATGTCGTTGTTCCGGTTAGCAAATTTTTTGAGGAATTGTGGCCGACTATAAAAGGATTCTTTAGTTCCCTCTGGGACGACATCAAGGGAATCTGGTCATCCGTTTCCAACTGGTTCAATGATAATGTCGTTGTTCCGATCAGTGGATTTTTTGAGGGTATGTGGACAAAGGTTAAAGGATTCTTTCAAAGCCTTTGGGATGATGTTAAAGGAATCTGGGATAAAGTCTCCACCTGGTTTGACGACAATGTTATACAACCGATAACGAAAGCTTTTGAGGGGTTGTGGAGTGGAATTAAATCAGGTGTTGTCAGCGCCATGAATGCGGTTATAGGCGGAATTGAGAAGGGAATCAACTTCATAATTGGTGGAATCAATGATATAATTAGCGGATTTAACCGAGTTGTTTCTTGGGCTGCGGACATTGCTGAGGTCGAGTGGGACGGAGTTGACATTGTTCCAACAGTCCAGCTTCCCAGAGTTCCCCAGTTTGCGAATGGCGGCTTCCCAGAGGATGGCCTGTTTATGGCTAATCACAATGAGCTTATTGGCCAGTTTAGCAATGGGCGGTCCGTGGTTGCCAACAACGAGCAGATCACTGCGGGGATCGCGATAGCCGTACAGAACGCGAACCGAGAGCAAAACGGTTATCTCAACGCTATGGTTGGGCTGCTAGATATTATCAAAGATCGTTGCGGTATAACTGACAATGAGATATTTGAGGCGACACAAATGAGACAGGGAAAATTTAGTGTAAGAACAAATAGAACAGGCTGGGAGAGTATATAATTGAAACAGAGCCGTCTCGCTGAGGAAAAATCAATAAGACGGCTCTGTTGAGATTTTTAACCTTATCATCTCAGAATCGTAAAATAGTCATGGCTATCCCATGCTCCCATGCGCCGTGGGTCCACTCATAAAGTGGAATAGATGACGGCAAGCTGATAGACCAATGTGTAGGCTCACATTCCATAAAACCGCCCTGATTTTCCTTCATCATAATAGCAGTATGGGCGGCAGTATTTTGAGGAATCTGTTTGAGGGCTGGAATCTTCCCTCGCGCAGCGTATGAAGTCCTGATTTCCGTGACTTTAAAGCCCTTGCTGCGCACAACGATATAAGGCTCCTTGATGAATTCCAATAAGCGATTACAGCAGGCGTGTTTGGAAACGCGGAATTGTCGCGCCAGATTGCTGATCAACGTATAGTCCAGAACTGCTCCGATCATGGCAATGCGGAATTGTTCTTCCGGCATCAACAGAGCTGCCGCAAAACGATTTGCTTCTGTTTCTTGTGTGTTGCGGGAAGTTTCCATATCCTTGGCTGTGCAGCGAAATCCACGCTGACCGTCCAGGGTATAAGCGGGCAGGTGACGTAAAAAATAATGCCCTAATTCATGGGCAAAGGTAAAATGATGTTTTCCGCTGTTTGGAATACAGGTATTTACCAAAATGCCAGCCTTGTCTCCTTTATAGACCAGCTGTCCGCCAAAATCTGGTTCATCATTGATATCACGGAACAACACTTTAATATGCTCCGCCTCAGCAATACTCTGTAAATGCTCGGCAGGGCAATCAATAATACTGTGGGCGTAAAGTACACGTTTTGCTTCAACAGATGGTTTATCAATCATCATCCATCATCCCCAGCAAATCGTTCAATGCCTCGGTGTGCTGTTTAGACGGCTGCGCTACAACCTTACCCTGCGCTGCCATTTTAATAGGTTCGGTGTGATCCAATTCTGCCTTTGCTGGGAAAGGAATTACATTAAGATGATCAATCGGCTGTTTGCCTACGCATTTTAGTTCGTCACAGAGTGTCATCAGTTCGTCCACTTTTGCAACGATGCGTTGCTGCTCGGCAAGAGGCGGAAGAGGGAAAATATAATTCAAAACGGTTGACGTTGCTAATTCTATTTGTTTTGTAGATCCGGTCGCCTTCTCCTCGATAGTACTCTGCACATCGGGGCCTGCAAACCAATAATAAACATATTTTGATAGTACCTGCAAAGGTCGTAAAACTGTCACATGTGAATCAGCTACAGCGCATTCATAACAGTTGATCCGCTCATCGTAAAGAGCAATTCGGCCTAAAGTTCCCTGTCCAGTCGAATTCCATAATAAATCGCCTGTTTTAAGTTTACGTACGTCTTCATACTTAGAGAAAGTATCAGGCTCAATAAAGCGTGCCTTCCTTATATCAATGCCGCTCCATTGAACGCATTTTTGTGAAATGACAGGATATTTTTCTTCATCAGAGTATACCGGAGACTTACCACGCTGAATATAAGAACAGATATTGGCAGTACGACACCATACCCATCCCTCCGGCAAATCATATGGAATTTCGTCTTCTCTAATCGGCGGCAGGGATTTTTCTTTCTTTATCTTGCCCTCTTTGATAAGTTTGGCTTTCTCCACTTGTATACGTTTGAGCAATTCAGATGCAGGTTCATCATTTTTATCCTGCGGCACCAGCTTTCCCTGTACTGCCGCTTGCAATATGGATTTCGGCAGATAGTCAAAGAAGTGGCTTTCCAACGCGTCCAGTTCCTTTTCGGCGGCTTCCAACTCGTCGCACATAGCCATCAGCTCATCAACTTTAGCGACGATGCGCCATTGTTCTTCCACAGGGGGAAGCGGAACTGGCATTTCTCTTGAAAACTCTTCAAAGCGTAAGCTGTCAACGGTTGTTACTTGCTTAGTATAGTTATCTAAAATAGTCTTCTCGAGACCTTTTAGCATAACGTAAACATACTCTGACATTGTCAGATCAAACAAAGAGTAGGCCTTTATATCTTGATTTACTGTGCTTTCAACAGTGAGAACACAAACCGGTAACATCCTTTTCAAAATACCGCTTCGTACAACCATCAACAGTGTACCTGCGGGATATATTGTCATATTCTCCTTTGCAAGTTCAGTAATTTTCATTTTTGAATCACTAAGATATTTTGATTTCATGTCCTTTGACGAAACCCAGATAACCGTCCCATTATCCCAAAATAGGGGGTTTGTCATATCTGGTGTCTTGCCGCTGCTGAAAGAACCTAAATCGCAAAGACGGCACCACACCCATCCCTCCGGTAAATCGTATGGTATTTCATCGTCAGTAATCGGCAACATGGGCTTTTCTTTTTTGATTCTTCCCTCTTTGATAAGCTCGTTTTTTTTCGCCTGTATCTGCTTGAACAACTCGGACGCGGGTTTATCGTTTTTATCCTGCGGCACCAGCCGGCCCTGCACCGCCGCCTGTAAAATAGATTTTCTTAAATCTGCGGCTTTCATAAGATGTCCTCCCCCTGTCCCAAAGCGGCGGTAATGCAGGAGAGCACATTCTCAATCCGGGCAGACAATACAGCCTTCTCATTTAAGTACTGCGAGATAAACTGCTCAGGCGGTAAAATTTCTTCCGTATCATGTGGAAAACCACAGAAATCCAGATTATAGTCGGCGGCTACAATTTCCTCCACCGACACAAACTGCGATACATCGCTTTCCGCTCTGTTTTTCCACCAATCGCGAACCGGTTGGAAATGTTCAGGCAGCATTGGGCGCGTCTTGGAGAAATGTTTATACCCCTTTGGCATTTCCAACCGATAGTACCATACGCCCTTGGTCGGCGTGCCCTTTTGGAAAAATAACAGATTTGTATTGATGTTTGTATAAGGTGCAAATACATCCTTTGGCAAACGCACAATGGTGTGGAGGTTACAGTCCTCTAGCAGCCGCTTCTTAATTGCAGCTTTGACGCCAGTACCGAATAGGAAACCATCTGGTAAAACCATGCCGCAGCGTCCGCCATCCTTTAGCAGTGCCATCATATGCACCAAAAACAGGTCGGCTGTTTCCGTGTTCCGCAGTTCCAACGGCACAGACTGTGAAATTGCCTTTTCCTCCGCGCCCCCAAAGGGCGGATTTGTCACGATAACGTCCACCTTATCTTTGGCGGAATAGTCGGTTATCGGTGTTCTCAGCGTGTTGTCGTGGCGAATATCTGGTACGTCAATCCCGTGTGCAATCAGATTTGTCACACACAAGAGGAACGGAAACGGCTTTTTTTCGATACCGCGAATGGTGCATTGCAAAGTCTGATATTCCTCTGTGGTATTGATTGTAAAATTGTCTATAACGCTGGTCAAAAATCCACCTGTACCGCAGGCCGGATCCAGAACGATTTCTCCCAGCTTAGGATTGACCATGTCTACTATAAAGTGGGTGACTGGGCGCGGCGTATAAAATTCGCCAGCTTTTCCCGCGCTTTGCAGGTCTTTCAGCATGGATTCATACAAGCCGTTGAACAGGTGTCCAGACGGCATGGAATAAAAGTCGATGTCTACGTTGATTTTGTTGATAACCTGACGCAGCAACGTACCGGACTTCATGAAGTTGTTGACACCCTCCATAATGCTTTTGATAAGCCATTTGCGGTGTTTTGGGTCGTTGCTCGTATCCAGTTTCCGTAGCGCGGTAAACATAGCGTTGATATGCGACAGCATAGCTTCTCCGGTAATGTCTTCCGCATTATCAGCCCAGTTGCGCCAACGATATTCAGCCGGAACTACGGGATAATAATCTTGCTCGGTCGTTTCCCATTCCTGTTCCTTGAAGTCAAATGCCTTTAAGAACAGCATCCATGTGATCTGTTCAATATATTGCGCGTCACCATTAATACCTGCGTCGATACGCATGATATCCTTGAGTGCTTTTGTTGTGCCGGAAACGGCCATAGTGATGTCCTCCTAATATTACGCAGCGTACAGTTCTCTTTCCAATTCTCGCAGCGCGTGTTCAAAATCTTGTTTACCATTAAAAATACGGTTGACGATATACATGGGATTGCCAAACTGATTGATCGGGTTTACTTTTAACACATCCATACTCTCCAAATCGCTAACCCCTGTGTCGGCATATTTTTCCAGCAACGCACTTAATACCGCCTGTGCCTGTTCTCCGTATTGGGCAAAGTAATTGCGTTTTTTTACATTATTTGCTCGCTCCCGCCGAGTAAGAGGCTGCTGGTCATATGCAATATGGCAGACTAAATCGAAAGGATCAAATTCCCTTCCAATTTGTTCCTGCAATTCTTCCAGCAAGATGCCCTGTTTCGCAAACTCGTCTAAAATTGCCTGCTTACGTTCTGTACTGCGCCATGCCGTGAGGAAATCATCCAGTGTTGCATATTGGTTACGAACATTACGGCGGGTATAGTCTGTTAGGGACTCAGTAATTAGTTTTCCATCCTTGTCAATATACTGCACGCGCTGTTTCAAAACGGTTACTTCCACGTTATCCACATAGTATTTTATTCGTCGTTCATGTCTGTAGTCATCATTGCCGTTATTTGAAAAATCGGTCTCATCCGGTGTACCTGATTCAAATGGAGGATCGCCAGGCATTTCGGGTATTTGTCCATCCTCTGTTGGAGTAAAAGCGTCATCCTGTTCCACAGGACCATCAAAGTCTGGGTCAGCAAATAGGCGTGTGGCATCACGGAAATCGAAGATGGTAAAAAACATCTTTCCCAAATCTTCCCGGACACGGGTGCCGCGTCCGATGATTTGTTTGAATTCAGTCATGCTGCCAATTTCCTTATCTAGCACGATGAATTTGACCATTTGAACATCTACACCAGTGCTTAGCAGTTGAGAGGTGGTAACCAACACGGGGTAACGGCTGGAAACATCCCGAAAAGCGTCAATCTGTTTCTTTCCAATGTCGTCATCGCCTGTGATTCGCATAATATAGCGTTCATCTTCCGTTACCAGATCAGTATTTTCATTGATGAGCGCCTGCCGCATACGGTCGGCGTGTTCGGTATCTACACAGAAGAAAATCGCTTTATCATAGCGGAGATTGTGTTTTTTTAGGTAATTGGAAACAACACACGCCACCATCTGTGTCCGACGTTCTAATACCAATTCCCGATCATAATCCTGGACATTATATTCCCGGTCTGCTATTTCATTTCCGTATTTATCCATCTGTCCCTTTAAGGGACGAAAACCCTCGGCGTCTTTGTCCAGCAGGACGCGAATGACCCGGTATGGAGCAAGGAAACCGTCTTCAATTCCCTGCTTCAAAGAATAGGTGTAGATTGGATCGCCAAAATAGTCAATATTAGAGATATCTTTTGTTTCTTTAGGCGTTGCCGTTAAGCCAATTTGAGCTGCATTACTAAAATAGTTAAGTACGGCACGCCATTCGCTGTTATCTTTTGCGCTGCCCCGATGGCACTCGTCTATGATAATTAAATCAAAAAAGTTAGGGCTGAACTGTTTAAATATTTCTTTGTCACCTTCCCCGGTCAGACCTTGATAAAGCGCCAGATAAATCTCATAAGACTTGTCCACTTTGCGGTTTCTCACAATAGTCATCTTGTCTTTAAACGGAGAAAAGTCATTCACATAGGTCTGATCGATCAGAGCATTTCGATCTGCTAAATATAAAATACGCTTCTTAACTCCGGCTTTCCAAAGCCGCCAAATAATTTGAAAGGCTGTATAGGTTTTTCCGGTTCCAGTAGCCATAACAAGAAGAATCCTTTTTTGATTCCGCGCAATCGCTTCTACGGTAAGATTGATTGCATTACGCTGATAGTACCGCGGCGTTTTTTCTTCCCGTTCGGTATAATAAGGCTGTTCGATTATTGTTTCCTGCTGATCGGTCAGTCCTGTATTGGCTTTATACATTGACCAAAGCTCCTCTGGCGTGGGAAACTTATCAAGAGAAATAAAATATTCTTTGTCACCGGTATCTGTCAGGCGGTTGTGAAACGTGAATCCATCGCCATTTGATGTAAACACAAACGGAATCAGCAGCCGATCCGCATAGTCAAGAGCCTGCTGCATACCATCTGATACTGAATGATTATTGTTTTTAGCTTCGACAATGGCCAAGGGGAGATGGGGCTTATAGAAAAGTATATAGTCAGCGTATTTCGCTTTGTCGCGTTTATATGTACCTCCACGAGCGATGATGCGCCCTTTGGTGATGGGATATTCCTGCCGAATTTGGACATCAGTCCAGCCGGAAGACTTTATCGCTGGAGTAATGTATTGTGAACGAATCTCTGTTTCGCTTAACTGCTTTTTGTCCATAACCAACGCCTCCTCCATCAGTACATAACGACTCAAAATAAATTATATTACAAACCGTCATTTTTTGCAACTTTACACTTGCAATTTAGCATCCTTTGTCGGAAGCTAAAACTTCTATGCTATTGAAGCTACAAGAAACCAAAACAGTTTCTGGGACAAACCATAAGGACGAGAAGCATCCCTATTAGGCAGAGCCCAAATTAAATATTTTATTTTTTTCTCAAATTCCCACATTTCACATTCGTGATATGCTATAATGGTATTAGTAGAAAGTATGTTTAAGCGTCAGCCATCGTGCTGGCGTATTTTTGTTGACTAAAATGAGGGATGGACATGGCCTTTGAAGGATGGATTCTAAAAATTAATAATGTAGTTTTTCCAACCAGGCTCATTGCGTTCGAATCCCTGAAGATCACGCCTAATCAGATAATGGACCTGGACCCGTATCGTGACGCAGAGGGATTATTGCACCGGACAGCGCTGCCGCATACGGCTACCTCGATTGAATTTTCGACAACACCTTTATTTTCGGCAGATATAGAAATTCTGAACCGGTTCATTACGAAAGAAAATCGCGTCCAATGCGAAGTTGAATACTGGAATCCCAACACGTCCTCATATGCATCGGGGACGTTTTATATTGCGGATGTTCCGTATGAGTTTATATACGTCAACGAAGAAGGGGGCCTTGCGCTTCATAAATCAATAAAAATAACATTCACAGAATATTAAGGCGGTGGAAATTATGATGGTGATACCTCAGGAGATCAAAGACCTGTTTCGAAGGGATAATGTTACGGCGGAAACGGCCAGGCATATTCGGCTGCGTTTTTTTGATGAGGATGTGAAGCTTCTATACCCGGAAGATACTTTATACCCATCGGATGATTTATTCCCGATGGACCAGGAACCCTGCTATGTGATCGAAAATGACCAGATTTCGTATGAGTCGCTTTGTCTTACGGAAAGTCTTTGCGACGATGAGGATTTGATTCTGGGGGCATGTGACGCGTCTGAGTTAGTTGTTATCGTGGCAGATGTGCACCAGGACCTTACCGGCAAGGAATTTATAGCGACGCTTGAAATAGGCGGCTACGAGATGTCCTTGGGAATTTACCGGGTAGACAGTTTTGAACGGCAGGCTGACCGGCGACTGAAAAAGATTATTGCCTATAGCCGTATGACCAGATTTCGGAAAGATTCTGCTTCTTGGTATCAGGGATTAAAATTCCCCTTGACTTTGAGGCAGTTCAGGGATTCGATGTGTGAATACATCGGCGTCAAGCAAATTGAAACGACATTGCCCCTGGACAATATGATGATCACTAAAACGATTGATCCGAAACAGCTTAATGCCTGGGGCGTTCTGCAGCTGATCTGCGAGATCAATGGCTGCTTCGCTCATGTTGACAAAACCGGCCGGCTGAAATA